ATCGCTGACCTGTATATCCCAGGTAAATTATGTCCCAGCGTTTGGGAAATTCTAATTTTGAAACAAAATTTGAGAAACCCTCTATGAGCCTACACTGATCTTCGAACACAATGACCGATTCATGACCTTTATCAATTATGTCCTTCCATATTTTTTTATGACTTAATGCGTTTCCATATTCCCCACGGCGTATGTTTTCATGATCCATCAAGTTTTGGGCATCGACAGCTTCAACGAACTCCACTTCCAGACCTTCTCGTTCAAATTGGTCAGTCATCTTCTTCCGACGATCCGTACTCGTCTTCAAGTTGATGCAGTACGCCTTCATCTACATCTTCCTCTACACAATTTTGATCCGGAATTAACGTGATCATGTTCCTCATGAACGGTGGGAGGAACCCTCTTACGGCGCTGACGAGAGTATTGAAGAAGGCGCCTCCACCAGACACTTGGCAATTTTGGAGTAAAATACAGTTCTTGGTGTGCTCATAGACGTTCCAAATGATGCGCATCATCGTGATAGGCTTGATGTTCCGAACCTTGACACCGGCTAGATCGGCCGAACACACCTGCTTGAACCCTCGCTCAATACATATGGCCTGAATCTGGTCGAGAACGGGGTACAATTCCTGACAAAACTCGTCTGTGGCCTCTGTCGTGCTAGGCTGAAGTTCTATGAGCCGTCCGACGAGGATGTCCACATAAAGAATCTTGGCGTCTTCGTCGGGCTGGAAACGCAGCCAGTCTACACTCGCCATCTATGAAGGGTCTGGGTTATAAAAACACAACAATATCGCGAAAGTACTTGGGGATGGCCAGACTTATAGGTCCGTAGAGGGTCCTGAAGATAAAGCCCGTATTCACAAACTGAATTTGTCTCAGGATATTGTCGTCACGTGTGTATTCAACAACCTCTTTGACTATCTTCACGATGAGTCGAAACCGGTCAATTGAAACAATACCCGCACCTGCCAAATCAGCCTTGATTATCATAGATGTGGATTTTTCACGAATTTCGTGAATCATTGGTTTCAGCTCATCGAGTGTCACGCCTTCTGCTGGATAGTCCTTGACCACCAAAGTGACGTGAGCCACTTGTTCGGAGTCCCATATACATTTCATAAAATCCATCTGTTAGTATGTATAGATTTTATGGAACGCTTTGCGGCGCTGCATCAGGTGGGGTTTGAACCCACGCGGTGAAAACACCATCAGATCTTAAGTCTGACTCCTTAGACCAACTCGGACACTGATGCGCGTTTGAAAACAAGTTTTCAAACCGACTCTGGCGGGGGTCGAACCCACAATCTCGGGATTAGAAGTCCCACGCGATATCCAATTTCGCCACAGAGCCAAAAACTGTCCCTGGAGAGGCTCGAACTCTCGGCTTCGGACTCACCCGCTCGGAGCGAACAAGTTTCGCTCCTCAGACATAAGATCCACACTCTAACCAACTGAGTTACAGGGACGGGGTTTGGGTACTTGTACCCAAACTCTCAAAGGCTTTTTTCTTTAACACAGGTAAGAGACCATGACCCATGACCTCATCAGGACCTTGGGCGTCGCGTGGGTTGGTGTCGCTTGTTTCGTGTTTGCGTTCTTCGTTTCCAGATTTATTGACAATTTTACACCAAAATTGGACAAGACCAAGCCAAGATGGCAGACGTTCCTAGAGGTTTGTGTCCAGTTTGGAATTGTGGCAGCCATCGTATATGGTGCTCGAATTTTCATCAAGAATATCCCATTTCCTCTCCAAGGCTGGTACGGCTACGAGCACTCGAACCTCGGTGAGCTCCGCAGTCTGCCCCTTATGGTCTTTATCTTCATGTTTTTCCAGACGCGGACTCAGGAGAAGATGAAGTGGCTGGCCCAGTGAACTTAAAACACTCCCAGAGGTGCCGGGCGTGCCGCGGCCCCGATAAAGCCGAGAACTCGTCGATCGTGTACTCGTCCCCCATAGACCTGTTGCATTTGGAACATATGGGCCGCAAGTTGTTAATGTCAGTCGCTCCTCCTTTACTCTCGGGCAAATTATGACCCACCTCGAACTGAAAAGGCGTCATGACGTTTTCACACCACGTCACGAGGCACTTGTGCTTGAATAACCTGTCGCCGCAGTACAAAAGCCAAACCTGTTCACGCAGTGCTGCTGGAATCTTCGCTTTCATTCATAATCTTGGAAATCTTATCCTTAAATTCCTGATTTTCACCCTTTCCTGGAATTTCATTACGTCCTGATTTGAGAGCCTCAACCTCGAGACGGGACAGAGTCACGGACCCGCGGCAAAAGTCCTCGAACGCCTCGCACGTCAGAGGCGCGATTGGAATGATGAGGTCGTATACCTTCCGTGCCAGGTCCCGAATCTCCTTTTGGGCGTGATCATCTATGCGAAGCTGGAGAAAGTGGAGGAGGTTATGAAGGTTAATTTTCCAGTAAAATTCAGTAAAGGTACTCTGAGGCAGATGGATTCTGGCCAGTTCACGTGAGACCCCCTTCTTGATGAGCTCGTCATACGTATGGAAAGCAAGATCGCACGAAGCCTTCTGCTTTGCCAGAAGGTTCGCGTCACCCTCTCCATAAGGTTCCTCCCCACCCTGACCCCGAGACGTCGACTGCTTACGGAGCTCCTCGGGGAGGAAAAACTCGTCCTTCACGATGCTGTATCGGGCCGAGAGCTCATTCACACTGGCAGTACGGTGACGGAGCCACTGACGCGCCACAAAGATGGGAGCCTTAATATGAAACTTAAATTCAACCATCTCAAACGGCGTCGTGTGCTTGTGACGCATGAGATAGCGGATGAGAGCCCGGTCGTCGCTCACAGACTTGGTTCCTGCTCCGTATGAAACCCGGGCAGCCTGAACCACCGCCGCGTCACCCTCGTTCACACCACGGGGCATGGAGTCTACGAGACGGACGGCCATTTATACTTTTTGCGTTGCGTTTTTTTAAGCGGAGCTAGACGCTTGAAAAAACGCTATCGATAGGTTTCGAACCTATGACCTTGAGGTCTCTCTGGTTAATTTTGTTCCAAAATTAACAGCCTCACGCTCTAACCAACTGAGCTACGACAGCACGGAATAGTTTTAGGACTTGTTCAGGTCCGTGCTTCCGATGAGTTTTGATCTCATTACCTCCCGCTTACTAAACGGGTGCTCTACCAATTGAGCTACGGAAGCAGGTTCCAGGGAGATTCGAACTCCCATTACAAGATGGGCCCCGAGGGCACGAACGAAGTTTCGTGCCCTTCAGAGTCTTGTGTCCTAACCATTAGACGATGAAACCACGGGACCACGTCCCTCCTGCGCACACGGGGAATTGAACCCCGCCTTGAACCTTGGAAGGGTGCTGTACTAACCACTATACTATGTGCGCGTAAAATAATACTCATCTCTATTAAATGTCAGACCCATCCAAATGCGTTGATAGATGTGGTCAAACGAGTTTGTTGCCCTTTATATCAGGCTGTATAGTAACCGGTTCATTGGTGTACTATAAAAAAATTAATATATTTCTGGCCCCAATTTTGTTTATTATTGTATGGTGTCTTACATGGCTGTTAAAACGAACTATACAAGAAAAATTATATGGTCCCAGTTGTCCGTGTAGATTTTTCTGACCTGGCGGAATCGAACCACCGACCTAAAGATAAATTTCTAACGACTACAGTCTTTCGCTCTACCAATTGAGCTAAGGTCAGATGTTATTACACACGAAACAAAATTCACAAATTTAACGCACCCGAAGGGGTTGGAGCCGAGACTCCAACTAGTTCATCGTGTAAATCTTCTTCGCACCTTCCACCCTGACGCGGCACCCTGGACACTGATACTTGTTGGTCGTCCGGACCCAACAAGCATCGCAAATCACGTGGCCACAGGGTTCAATGAAAAGGTCAACGAGACGGTCCATACACACAAAACAAGTGAATTTACCGTACCTGTCAGCGCCCGTGTCCAACAGCACCTTCTTCATCGCCTCTAGCTTACCTTGTAGCTCCCCGCATTGTTGAGTCAGGGCAGGGATGCCCTCGTCAGACTCGTATTTGTCTAGTATATTCTCGAGCTTTTCCTTTAAGTCTGAAGAGTTTACGTTCTCGATCATCATGCGTAGGACGTTCATCTCCTCGCGCTTTTCGTTCAGGGCTGCGAGGTTAACGGTCAGCTGCGCCCGAGTCTTGACGTATTCTGTTTTGAAGGTGCCAAGCTCCTCCCCAAACTCTTTCCACTCTGGGCCGAGTTCACATGGTATCGTCTGTACAGGCTCGGGACCATGGGGTGCCAGGACCTGTTCCAAGAGACTTCGGGCATCCAGGTAAGCGAAGTTCATACCTTGGCCTTATAAATAAAAATGTCCTTAAGTATTAAATGTTGGTACCTGGCCTGATATTTGTAGTTGCTCTGGCCCTCCTTATGTTTGGACTCCAGTCCTTTCTCACCGCCTACAGACGCAAGTTCGCCAACGAAATGATCAAGGCTGCGACCCTCATGGTCATGGGTCTGTTCCTGCTCTATTTCTGGTCAACCATTTCAGGAGTATCAGCTTCAGGCGGGTACAACACCCGTGCGGCATACTAGGTTCCGGAACTGAAACGAATTTTAAAACAGAATTCAAGAGTCCCGACTCGACAAGAGTTTTGGCTTCAGGATCCTCTTGACCTATCAACGTCAAGATAGTCTTGATATCCTCATCTGACAGACCATCAGCCTCAAGTTCATCCACGAGGTGTATGACAGTCTCGTATCCACGGGCCTTTACAGTGTTCAGTATGCGCTTCAGATTCACCTCCCGGGCAGAGTCTAGGATCTTTTCGATGCTTTCACCAGGCATAAGAACCGTCAGGGCTTTCACAAGGGCCCCACCTGTAACGGTGGTGTTCTTCACCAGCTCGTCCATTTATTTTAATGTTTTATTAATATAAATGGCCGTTGACCTTTATACCGTTTTCCTGTTCCTCTTTGTGCTTCTGTTCGTGGGACTTGGGGTGGCCAACTTTGTTGAGACGAAGAATGAGCAGGATCAAACTATGGGTCGACCATTCTTTGCGATTCTGTTTATCGTACTTGGACTGGGTCTAATTCCATATAAAATAAGCAACCCCTAAAGTAACATGCGCCACCTTATCGGACACATCGAAGGTGTGTGGGTCTCCAGGGCCGATCACCTAGAGGGAATTATGAATCGAATCGCTGAAAGGTGCGGGTTCACAGTCGTGGGCCGATCCTTTCACCAATTTGAACCACAGGGAAGTACAGGAGTTCTGGTGCTTTCTGAGAGCCACTTTAGCGCTCACACGTATCCGGAACTTAACAAGATTTACATTGACGTATTTTGCTGTAGCCCCTATTTTGATCCTGAATCAACGGCCGTCATCATTGAGGAAGAGTTTGCGGCTCTGAAGGGCTCGTGGCAGGTTGTGGGGCGCGGCGGTTAATCTTTTTATGCTCTTCACATTTTGGAACCTCTGGAAACTCTGTATCGCACATGGCAATCTTCTTGGCGCGTTCTATGAACGTCTTTGGGTCGTATGTGCCTTTCATATAGTTACAATCTTTACAACAGGGACGGCAATTTTCCGTAGTGTAACATATATTCGAGTCTAGGCGGTCTATGCCGTTTACACGGACCTCGAGGTCAATATGCTTACAGTACACACACGGACTTGTTAACATTACTTTCGCCTCTTCGTCAGTGAGGTGCCATTCGATACCCCGTTTTTCGGCTGCGCGTTTCAGGGCATCTAGACGGGGATTTACGTTTGTACGGTACCATCTGGCGAGGTGTTCCGCGTTTTCAGTACGCCACAAAGTTTGAACATAATTATTGTGTGCTCGGTATTCTTCGGGACGTTCTTCAATCTGTTTGGCTCTCCGTTCGACATAGTACTTCTTTTCACGTTGAAGTTCGTTGTGCTTTTCACGTCGTTCCGGTTTTTGGTCGTATTTTTTTGCTTTCGTTCGGCACTTGAGACACGTCGCCACCTCTTTTCCATTTTTATCTAAAAATTGGTCTAGGGGTTGGGGTGCGCGCGTACACGAACACTTTTTGAGTTTAGGAGTCTCCATCTTACTATAATAGTCAGATTTTCTTTAAGTTTCAACCTCAGGAACCTTGATCGTTCCTGGGGCCGAAGCCCGAAAACAGTGTTTTCGTAGCGGGAGCCCGTATTTTTGGGTTTTTTTCGCGTTTCGCTTAGCAGATGCCGTAGTTCTCTAGTTGGAGAATGCGCCTTCTCCACCCCTAAGTTTCCCTAGGGGAGTGGACTGTATCTTAAGCCAGGTTTCTCTAGACTCCCTGACCGACACCCGTTCAGTCTCTGACGGCCTTTCCTGCGGGACTACGTCCCGGGTAGAAAGTCACCATGCGGATTGCCCAATCCTTGCGATTATTACTCTACCCAGGTTCTGCTCCTGGCCACGACGTGGTTTCCCAAGTCGCTTAGTACGCAAGGCTCTAAGGGGGTTCCCGAACAACAAGGTGTCTCGCCGGACTTGCGTCCGACTAGCAGCCAATGGGTTTCCCGGAGGGTGTAAAACCTCCGCCAGCTGCTTTTTGGCCCCGATCTCGCTCATGACAGTCCACCCATCAATTTGCGAAGCTAAGGCCCCCCATCCCGGACTGAATGCGCAGGATATTGTAGTTCACTGCGAACATCTTCTGCAGAGGCGCCGCCAGGCCCTTCAGGTTCAGGGACACCTGAGCGTTGTCAATGCGAGAGAAGTTGCAGGTGCCGGTTGGCTGGTGCTCCTCTGGCTGCAGGGCGAAGGAGTACACGTAGATGCCTGGGTAGGGGGTGCCCGAGTGGTACACGTATGGCTGGTACTGGTTAAAGTACTTGCCCAGCTGCTCCTTGAAGCGGTCCTGGCCGTTCAGCACCAGCTTGAAGTCCTTCAGTGGACCCACCTCGTTACCGGCGGCGCCGGCCACCGCGGAGCCCTCCTCAATCCAGAAGATGTTGGAGGCCGAGGCAGTGTTGCCACCGTACAGACGGGGAGCACCCACGGTGTGTGGCAGGACGGAGCTGCCCAGCAGGGCTGGGGCGACGTTGCAGGTCACGTTCACGTTCTGGGCGCTGGTGGAGAAGTTCCACATGCTGTTGGTGGCAGTGGAGGTGGTGTTCTGGTAGCACCAGATCAGCTCCTTCACTGGGTGGTTGAAGGACAGGCGCACGGTCTGGGAGGTGGCGGTGATGCTGTCACCACCAGTGTGCTGGACCTGCTCGATCAGGTACTCGTGACCCTTCTGGGCGAAGCGGCGGCGCTCCTCAGTGTCCAGGTACACGTAGTTGGCCCACACCTCGAACACCTGGGAAGAGGCGCCGAAGTAGTTGGTGAAGGTGCTGGTCAGGTCGAAGTCCAGGCGCACCTCGTGGTACTGCAGAGCAATCAGTGGCAGGTACAGGCCTGGGTTGCGGTTGAAGAAGAACAGCAGTGGCAGGTACACGTAGTTCTTGTTGGTGGTGTCGTTCAGCTGGGTGCTAGTCATCTTACCGTAGTTGATCTTGTCCGCCTCGTTCAGGAAGCACTCGGCGTACAGACGGAACCAGGTCTGGTAGTGCTTGTCGATGCGCTGGCCACCGATGGTCAGCTCAACGGCGGCGATGGCGCGCTCAGCCACCCAGCACGTGTCGGCCAGGGCGTTCGTGGAGGTCAGGTTCGCCGAGGCAGTGGCGGTTGGCTGCAGAGCCACGTACATGTTGCCGACCAGGTCGCCGTTACGGGCGATGGTCACGGACACGCGGCCGCTGTTGGATGGGGTGCCGTTCACCGTCTGCTGGATGTTCTCCATCGCAAAGTTGGTGTGGCGCTTGTACACGGCCTGGAAGAAGGTAACCTTGGGCTGCCCAGTCAGGTACACGTCCTGAGCGCCATAAGCAACGAGCTGCATAAGTCCACCGGCCATTTTGTACTATACCCCAAGAAAAAAATTTCGGAACCTCGCGCCCAGGCGACGCGGCGATTTTCTGGTACCCTATTAAATGTCTCGTGTGCCACGCCCCCCACCGCCAAGCCCCCCACCTGACGAGGACGAAGAGGAGGATCTCGGTGAGGACTTGGACGAGACCGAAGAGATGGACGAAATGGACATGATGGACCCCATGGAGGCTCTGGGCGCCTTCCTGGCGACCGAGGACGGTGAGACGGTCGCGACCGCCCTGGTGGGCCTGAAGGACGTGACCGAGAAGATCTCCCTGAACCTGGAAATGCAGAACAAAATTTTGGTCAAGATTCTGAGCGCCCTGGGTAAAAATGGTTGTAAATCATGCGAGTGTGCGCAGCCCCCTGCCACCGCTTAAAAAAGTCTGGCCCTTTCTTAGTAATGCCAAGCTCCAAGAAAGTCCATACAATCGAAAAGGATCTCACTCCTGAACACGCTGAGGAGATCCGATTGGCCCACCAGAGCTCTCAAATCAATTCGTGGACGATCGAGGAACTTGAGTCAAATGTAACTCAAGCAGAAACCGAAGCTGGTTTTCACATTCGAGCAAATACACTCGCGGCTGACAAATCGTGGGCGTATGTGTTGTTTCTGA